AACGAATAATGGAGCCGCATTCTGTGGGTAAAATACGTGCGATTTGGAAAATGTCTGTGAAGCAAATGGTATTGTCTTGGTTGCCCTAGCAAATAGGGCTTTACTTCGCTCAAATGTCCGTGGCGGTACTCGTTCTTCTGCGAGTCCCTCATAGAATCTTTCATTTCGAATAGCCCCACGGTTGATTTCCCTTATTGCCGGGTCGGCATCGAGGATTTTCAGTATGTCCGTGCATGTTGGAGGGGTCTTTTTACGCCAAGCAGTAGCGATTGCCTTGCAGAGTTCATAGTCTTTCTGGGTATCAAGCACCCAGCGCTCTCTGGATGCACCAGGAAACGGGCAAATCAGGTGTTCGGCCTTGAATCTATCAGCGTTTCTGAACATAAACTGCGTCACGCAGTCACGATCAGTGGGTCTTACCGCTTCTTTCCATGATGTTTCCAAGGCATCGAAGGTAAAACACTCAACATCGAGCCCATCCGGCCATGATGGTTGGTTGGTGCAGTAGTCCGCATTGGTCATTTGCCTGAGTTGGATGACCTGACCGACCACATTAGGGTCCAGAAATGGACAATCGCAGGTCAGTCTCAATACTATATCAGCATTATGCTCCTTAGCGCACTGATAGAACCTATCCAGCACGTCGGATTCAGACCCACGGTAGCAATCAACCTCATTTATGAAGCACCAATCGACGATTACGTCGTCTGCCTCCAGTGTAGACGTGGCAATAACGACTTTATCTACCCCTGGAGAGGCACGTAGCGCTGATACCACCCATGATAGGACTGGCTTGCCTCCTAATGGAGCCATTACCTTCCCAGGAAAGCGAGTCGATCCCATACGCGCCTGTGCGATGGCAACGATCATGATAACCCCGCCTGTTTACGAACTTCCAAACAGATTTTCAGTACTTCAAGTCCTTCTCCACCCGTGCATCCGATTGTTTCCTTCCCATCGATGCGATCTATGAATGCCTGCATTTCCTCAATGTAGTTGTCGTTCCAGGTGTCTTCGCCACGGAATGGTGCTGTTGGTGGTTCGCACCAAAGTTTGGCGCGTCTAGAAACGAGATTTGCGCCTATAGTTCCTTTAGTACCGCGAATGTAGAAGGCTCTGGCCTCTGGTTCTGTGACGTAATCCAGATGAACCGTAGACCTACATCCGTTCTCATGTGTGAGAAGGATATCGGTCATATCGTCCTTGCCTTCAGTCAGTCTGGTAGAGGAATTAGCCAGAGAAGCAGGGCCAAGAAGATAGAGGCAAAGGTCAATTTCATGGGACCAGTTAAGGATGACCCCATCCCTAAGGTAGGCGGGGCGATCATTGAATTGTCCCAATGTGAAGTTGCTCCAGATAGGCTTGCCAATGAGGCCAGCGTCCAACCATTCCTTGGCTTCCTTGACACAGCTATGGAATCGAAGGTTGTAGCCGACCATTATATTGCTATGGCCGAGATCAATCATTTTATCCGCAACTGGTTTTTCAATAAAAATTGGTCTATCTGGTTTATTCCCAAGTGCTTGTTTTATATCTGCGGCATGGTTTGGAGTCGGGCTGGCGATGACAACCCCATCCATTTTGGGGCAATCATAAAATCGTAGACCGCAATTTATTTTGTAAAACTCGGCTTGGATTTTATCATCGGGATCATACCCAAGAACCGTATGCCCCATGGCAATGAGATTCTTGGCGTGGCGCATACCAATTGACCCAAGACCGATCACCCCGATTGTTTTCATTATTTCTCGTCCCAGCAGTTGGTGTTCTTTTTCAAGATCGTAACTCTGGTTTCATCCTGCACCGTTCTTCCGTAAACGGAATAGGCGGGGCTGCTTAGCCACAAATTCGCAAAATCAAAATGGTAGGACCACAAGCCCTCCCTGTGTTTGTATTTGGTCTTGAACGGGGAATCCGCATTGAAATCATAGACGATGAGATAACCACCGTCCCTTAGGACGCGATCACCCTCTTTAGCGATTTGGAAGTAGTCCTCAGGATCGCAGAGGTAGAGACACCATCCGTAGATTAAACCATTAACTGTGCCTTCGGCAATTGGAAGATGAGCGGCGGTCCCGCGCATAATCTTTCCAATGCCACCTGGGTCCAAGCCAAGAACGCAATGAGCGCCGTACATCTTTTCCATTATATCAACGCGCCATCCATTAGCGCAGCCGACCTCAAGAACATCCTTAAGTTCAAGTTTATATTTCTCTATTGCCTCAAGTACCGGATCATTCTCTCCGGTGAGCTTGTCGATGTTGCGGGCAAGCCAAGCCTTGCCTTCACCCTTAAGGAATTCCTCTGATTGTTTCATCGTGCGAATTTCCCATACAACAGCGCATCTGCTGTCATCTCATCTTTGAAGATAAAGTGTTGTGGAATTGTCGCCTCAAGAGTCATCCCGTATTTCAGGCATATTTTCTTCATTGGCTCGTTGAGGCTCATGCACCCTGCCTCAATTTTCCTAAAACTGGTATTGAGCAAGGTATTACAGACACACTCCCACGCTTCAAATCCGTAACCCTTTCCCCATTTGGATTTATCTCCGATCATGATGCCAATATTGGCAGTCGCATTCGGCCAATCGGCGTGTATTGTTATTGATCCTATTGCCAACCTATCCTCGCAAATTAGCAAAAAATCTCGGTCTTCGCCAAACGAGGCTAGATATTTTTCTTGACTGATCAATGTATGAGGATGGTGTCTTTGATCTGAATATTTCACGACTTCCGGATCATTGAGCCAACCAACCATGGCTTCTATATCCGGGGCTAATGGTGGCCTCCCTATAGTTAGTCGCTTTGTTCTCATTTCTTCTTCTTCGCTCCGATCCTTAGAACCGAAGGTCTTGCCGCAATCTTATCTTTCTCTGAATCAATAATGTGCCCGGTCAGGACATAGAGCCATTCTGTTATTGCCAGCACCGCTTCGGCATTAGCGTCGAAGCCTCCAAGGTTACGGCGCTTGACCACGAGGGCCATCATGTCTTTTTCGATCTTGAGAAGATCATCAATGCGCATTTTGATTCTCCATTTATGTATCCCAATATGTACTACATTGATTGCATAACAAACAAAGATTATTGTTAGCTCCCCACAGGGAAATTCATCGTATGGCCGAAGTAATTGACAGGGCACAGATTGCTCGAAATGCCATCGCCAGACTTGGAGAGGTCAAGGAAGCTCCGAGATTCGAAGGCAGTCTGATAGACTTCGCTGAATACGTTTGGCCTGTCGTTGAGCCCGCTATTCCGTTCGTCAAAGGATGGGCTATTGAGGCTATTGCCGAACATCTGGAAGCTGTGACCAGCGGGCAGATCAAGCGCCTGCTGATGAATGTTCCGCCTGGATTCACCAAATCCCTTATGACTGACGTATTCTGGCCTGCTTGGGAGTGGGGGCCAAAGAATATGCCATGGCTGCGGTATGTCTGCGCCTCCTACTCTAACCATCTGACAGAGCGCGATAATATGCGGTGCCGCAATATCGTGACTTCCGACCGTTATCAGTCCCTCTGGGGCAGGAGATTCAAGATCTCCAATGAACAGTTCACTAAGATAAAGTTCGCAAATAACAAAACTGGGTGGAAACTGGCTACCTCTGTCGGAGGCATTGGCGTCGGAGAAAGAGGAGATCGCTTTATTATCGACGATCCCAATAATACTATGGATATGGAGTCCGAACCAGTCAGGCATACCACTAATATGTGGTTCACAGAGGTTGTTCCGGACCGTCTCAACAACCCAGAATTGAGTGCTATCGTTATTATTCAACAAAGGCTCCATGAAGATGATGTTAGTGGAATCGCACTTTCGAGAAACATGGGGTACACGCACTTGATGATCCCGATGGAACATGACGTATCTCGCCACTGTGTGTCAGTTTTGGGGCAGAATAGTGACGGAATAAAGAAGTTGTGGGAAGACCCCAGAAAAGATGATGGGGAGTTGGCTTGGCCGCATCGATTTACTCAGAAGGTCTGCGATGACCTAAAAAGGGATAAAGGGCCTCACGCCTGGGCCGGTCAATACATGCAAAGCCCTGAGCCTCGTGGCGGTGCCATCATCAAACGGGCTTTTTGGCAACTATGGGAAGAGCCGAAATACCCTTCTTTTGAGTTTATTCTCGGTTCTTTAGATACAGCCTATACGGCTAAAGAAGAAAACGACGCCTCTGCCCTTACTATTTGGGGGGTATTCCGTGATATCAATGGTAATCCTAAAATGATGTTGGTTTACGCTTGGCAGGAAAGATTGGAATTTCATCAATTATTCCAACGTGTTATAGATACTTGCACAATAAGTCAGAAACCCAAGGATCACCCTCAATACGCAGTAGACCGCCTATTGGTCGAGGCCAAAGCCAGTGGAATGTCCATTGGGCAGGAACTCCATAGGCTGGTCCGTGGAACCGGGAAATTGGGCATAGAGCTGATAAACCCGACAGTATACGGTGATAAAGTAGCCAGAGTTCAGTCTATCCAGCATCTATTCGCTGACGAGATGATCTATGCCCCTGATCGTTCTTTCGCTGATATGGTCATTGATCAGTGCGCGGTTTTCCCCAAAGGATCCAGAGATGACTTGGTGGATTCAACCTCTCAGGCATTAAGATACCTTAGAGATGCTGGGTTCGCCCTTAAGCGCGAAGAACATGCTATGGAAGTTGCAGATGAATTAATGTATCGTAGCCCAAGCAGCAACGCTCCTTTATATCCAGGGTAGATAATGGCACATTCTTATAAGAATACGGCTAAGTGGGGCAAAGAAACTGCGGCTAAACGCTATAGCCTTGGTGGTAGCGATGGTCTTTCCCCAATCCCTAATATTATGAGTGATTTCGTAAAAGGTAAATCAGACGAAGATAAAAAATCTACAGATGCGTCTAAAGAGGACTCTAGCTCAAACGATCCATTTAAGCTTGATGCTATTGGTAAAATGCTTGGTATTGGATCGGGATCAATAAATCTTGGCGGCCCTCTTGCTGGCGCTGTTGGTCTTGGGGATGCCCTAAAGATAAAAA